AATAAATCGCCTTGTAAAATACCTTTTATGTTTAACTTACTAAGATATCTTAGGCAGATTTCTAATTTTTGTGCAACAACACCACCGTGATTCTTACGAATGTCGCCTGTTGTATAATTGATTTTAGGAGTTGCGTTGAATACAGATTTTGTACCAACAAAAAATTTACCATTCTCTGGATTAATGCCACATATAATGGCAGGGGCACCGTCCCATTTGACGGTCATATTGATTTTACCACCAACATTACCTGCTAACATGTTTCTAGTTGATGTTAGAAAAGCTATAGCATTCTCACCACCTTTGGCACCTCTATTGATGATATCATCTTCTAGGTGTTCTAGGTGTGTATTCTTATCTTGGGTAAAAAACCCTTTAAAACTAAACATTTATTTCTCTCATTTCCCTTAAATTATGGGTCCATTATACTATAAAGTTTGGTGTTTGGCAACCACCTCAATCAATTCATTAACAAAATACACCAATATTTAGGCGTTTTATTTCTCTAAGCCGTTATATTTCACAGCCAGATTGTAAAATTGTCCTAGTTTATGTTCTACTCCAACCTTATTGGTACGTACAGACATCTTCATTTGACCTATTTCGGTTACACCGTTGTATAAACATAGATTAAAATTCTGTTTTGATGATATACTTGGTTTAGCAATTACATTGGTAACCTGTGCAAGTAATACGTTTAATTGGTTACTATCTTTAACCTCAGTATAGGTATCATTGATTGCTTTGATAATCATAACAGGCACTTCTGATTGTTTTAGTATCTGTGTTCTACAATACTTACGAAACATGTTTAAATCTTTTGTCATAGTATAACCAACTGCGTTTCTAATTATAGTCAGACCTGTATCATATAGTTTTTCATAATCTGTTAAGTAGTTCTTTTCAAACTCTCTTAGAATATCTAATGTTGCACCTTTTGATGTAGTATCGTAACCTATTTCTTTTAAACCTGGTATTTTAGAATATACATTTTTCCATAAAGTAGCTCTTAGTTTTGTTTTTGCTTCACTACTAGAATTGAAATATGTATATATCGGATTAACATATGTATTTAATAATGGTTCTGCACTTGATGATGAACCTGCTTTCAAACTTACACCTAAAAACTTAGAAGGCATAAACTCAATTACAATATCTGCTGGCGAATTTGACGGCACGCCTGCTGGTTTTTTTCTGTATGTCCACCAAACATTCTTAACTCTTTGTTTGGCTGATATATCTAATAAAAATTTATGGATTGCAATTGCATTGGTCATCTTCATTGAATACAAAGATGAATCGGGCATTAAGGCTATAAAATCTTCACCAGCTTTCGCCTCTGTAGATGATAGATAACACTTCTGTTGTGTCTGTTTTAGTTTAGATATCTTTTGGTAGATAGTATCAATGTTGGTATCTTTGATACCATTTAGATACATTAAACATGGTACTAACTCTGTAATCGTAGCATTCAAAGTGGTCTCTGTCATACCACCAGACTTAGGTTTATAAACAAATCTATAACCTTGTGGACCTAATGCGAATTCTGTTATGTCCTCAGAAGATAAAGAAGTCTTATATTGTTTATATAATATCTTATCTTTTTTAAGGGCAGCTTGGACCAGACGGCGAGTGACACCTCTGTCGTTAGTCTGTAAATAAAATACCTTTGCAACTCTAGTATGCTTCTTGGCCTGTTCTACTAATGTAGCTGTGCCTTTGGCTGCTAGTTGTGTTAAGTAAACTTGTTCTTTGCCAGTAATCATGTGTTCTCCTTGTACTATTTAGGTACATTGGATAACACACTTTAGGGTTTTGGCAAGCCTATTTTATAGGGAGTTTACCTTGTGTAAGGAATAATGGAATACCACCGCTGACAGACCAAACTAAATGTTTGTTTTGAAACTTACAGAAATTATCAGCGTCTTCTTCAAAGAAAAAAGTCTTAATTATAGTATTATTAGGTTCTTCTATAACCTGCCATAATATCTTACGACCTTTTTTTGTTAACCTCTTTATATACTTTAGTTCTTCTTGCAACGAGCCTGGTCTCCTATCACCTTTATGGAATCTTACTTTTTGTGTCTTTTTTTTGGGCATAATTTAGAGTTTGAAATCTGAAAACTTATCGTAAGCCTTCTCTTTCTTTTCATATGGGTCTTTTGTTTGGTTACTATCTACTATATTTTGAGCTGCCTGACCCACATCAAACAATCTCATCTTACTTCTATCTACACCGATAATGAATGACCTATTAGATGAGGGGTCATTGTATCGGTTCTTTAACTGTTTAACTTTCATTTGACCTAGAGCTTCTAGTTCTTCATTACTAATCAAAGCAAACATAAAATCTGCCGTTGCCGGTAGACCAAATGATTCTGAGGTATCTTCTAGTCCAATATCAGTAGAAGTGAAACCACTTCTTGTAGTCTGAGTTGCACTAAAGATAGGAACATTATGCTCTACTGCAAGACCTCTAAGTTCTTCTGCAATAGATTTAATCATTGTATAGGAGTTAATGTTGCCACCTTTAAATCTCGCACTCGTACATATATTTAGGTAATCAATAAACACCACATCTGGTTTAAAACTCTTCTTCAAAGCAAGTTCATTAATCAATGACTTGAAGTGACCACTATGAGCAGAGGCTGTAGGATATTCTTTGATGATTAATTTGCCAATAGTTTTATCAGTAAGTTTTTTCATTCTACTATCATACATATCTTTAGGCATAACATGTAAATCTTCCATAGATACATCAAGTAAGTTTGCGTCAATTCTTTCAGCAATTCTTTCTTCTGACATCTCTAGTGTGATATACAATACATTCAAACCTTGTGTTAGATATGCACTAGCACAATGACACATGAATAATGATTTACCTACACCGGTACCTGCAAGAGCAATGTTTAATGTCTTACTTGGAACACCACCTTTGGTAATTCTATTCATGTAATCTAAATCAAATTGATACTTCTTCTCTTTGGTATGGTAAAATTTAAATCTACTATCTGCGTCTTCAATGTAATCGTGACCAACTGACTTGTCAAACGATACAGCTAATGCCTCTGAAAGAATATGAGGGATTGCTTCTGGTGTTTGTTTCTTATCTTTGTTATCTAAGATTTTAATACCAGTAAGTACGGCATTATGCACTGCACGGTCTTTACAAAACTTTTCTGTTGTGTCAACCAACCATTGTATATCTGATTCAATTGGTTGTATTGTACTAATATAGTTTCTGAGTAATTTAAATTCTTCTTCGTTTATATCTTTTTTAGAATTGAGTTCAATACTAATGGCGTCTTTAGTAGGTAGATTATTATACTTCTCAATAAACTTAAATACTTCATTGAACAAAATTGCTTCAGTTCTGTTACTAAAATATTCTTCTCTAACAAAAGGTATTACTTTACGTGTATACTCTTCGTTATAGAAAAAGTTTGATAATATAGTTTGTTCTATTCTACTCATTGATTGCTGTACCATTCTTAATTTGTTCCTCTAGTATTTCTAATAATATATCACCAATGTAATCTATAAAGTCTTTGTTATCAAGTAACTCTATATCGTTAGGGTTTCTATCAATCGTATAGTCAAACTTCATAGGCAATGTACCATCAGGTTTCTCTTCTTCTGGTGGTGCAAATGCTACTCTGCCATAATGAAAGATTACGTCTTTGTATTCGCCTTCAAGGAGTTTAACACAAGAGTGTTCATCACCTTCTTTCTGTGCAAATGTATAACGTTTACTCTTCGTCTTGGCCGTAGGAGAATTTTCTTTTTGCTTGTTCATTAATCTTCTCTAATACTTCCTCTGTAAAATACTTCGTAGGGTCATCATTAATATTCTTACCAAATACTTTTGCACCATCTGGCATTTCATATCTAGTAGATACTTTCTTAAATACACCTGCTTCTTCAGCAAGTTCAATAAGACCATAATATTTGTCAAGTCCACGTTTGTATGTCAACTTAACATCTATCATTGCGTTCTCTTTGGTCAAACGTGACTTAAAGTTTTTACAATGAATAATATTACCAACTACTTCTGTGCCTTCTTTTTCTTTTCTTTTACTTAGATAGATAATTGAAGAGGCTGCATATTTTAAACCTGAACCACCACCCATTTCTTTCTGAGGGAACATAGAACCGATTACATCATATGTATGGTTGGTCATAATCATTGGAATGCCAGCCTTACCTAATTTCAATGTCAATACTCTGAACGTTGACTTAACAATTTGTGACCTTGTCATGTCTCTTGTCTCTTTGCCTGAAGCAGTATCTTCCATCTCTTTTGTAGTAGATAACATACCTAAACTATCAAGTACAAATAGTAATGGTTTCTTTTCTGCTTTACTTTGTAAGGCATACTTGTCAACCACTTTAATTGCTTGACTTCTAAAGTCTTGTACTGTTGCAACTGGTACAACTACCATTCTTTTACTATCAATACCTCTATCTTCAATCATCTGTTTTGAGATTGCTGATTCTGATTCAAAGTAAATAACACCTGCTTCGGGGTCTTTATCTAGGAATGCTTTACAGATACCTAATGCAAAGAATGTTTTACCTGTTGCGGCTTCGCCGGCGATTGCTGTGATTTTGTTTGCTGGCATACCACCAAATATTGAACCTGAAAGTAAAGCGTTGAAAGCATAACTTCCGGTGTCAATGAAACTAGTAACGTCAGCACCGTCTACACCCTCACTTACTAGTGTGGCATATTCATTACCTGTCTCTTTAATTATATCATTTAAAAAATTACTCATATTTTCTCCTTCATTGTTACTAATATACCATAGTTCATCATAAAAGTCAAGCGTAGGATTATCTGATAATATCTATTTTACTATCTCTAGTCCAGACTTCTAAGTCATTTCTTAGTCGGCCTTCTTCTTTGATTTTGTTATATCTTTTGATTGCTAATTTTCTCCACCATGAAACGATACTATCCACATTATATCTATCATAGTTCTCTGCTTTCTTTATCTCAGTGGTCTTACCATTTACTATATCTATATAGTTCTCTATACCATAACTACTTGCATAGTATCTTTTTTGTTCAGTAAGGCCTTTAGCATTTGCAATCGTAAGTTTAAATTTATCTAGGTCATCACCATCTAATGCTTTCTTAACTAGACCAATAATACCTGTAGTCATTTTAAGTTTACGACTTGACGCACCTTCTTTTACTAACTCACCTTTGCCAATAATATTTTCTACATAACTAACCATATCTAAGTAAGGTTTACCATGTAACATAGGAATAAAATCTGACATTGTATTGCCTTTGTATCTTAAAAATGGTTTCATACCATCATACATTGAGGCACCTTTTGTATTACCATACAATGATGTAGTCTCAAATAATACTAAATTCATATCATACTTCTCATTAAGTTTTTCTCTAACCCAATGTGAACAACATAGACCAGCGAGTAACTTACCACCAAGGTAATTATAACCAAATGGTTGACAAGGTACGATTACAAATCCCATCATTGCTGTCTTGTTAAATATTTTAAGGTCAGGTACATTACCTAACATTACATTACGAGGTTTACAGTTGATAACTGGAGAACCAAATCTCATAAAACCAACCCACTTGCCTGTCTTCTTATCTTTAACGGCCAACTTTAAACTTTTACCAGGAATACTTACCATATTACTATGACTACTAATCATATTAATACAAGTGTCCCATGTATGATTGTCTAGTTCAACCATTTCTAAATCCATATCTTCTGGTGAAATAGAGAAGTCATCAAACATATCTGAATCAAAACCCATACCAGGAAGAGAGGCAGGCAGACTATCAATCTGTGCCATCTTTTGGTCACGCATGTACTCATCAATTCTTTCAAACTGACCAAAGTAATCGTTAAAGATTTTAGCACAATGTAGTGCTTGTTCTTTACTTAGGGTTTTCATTGTTCCACATCCACATCATTAAAACTGGTATTAATAGTATCATTATACTACATAATAGTGCTAATGGCAAGCTCATACTTCATTGCCCCAAAAGTCCCAACCTTTTCTGGTCTTTTTTCTTGCAAACAATTCAATGTAAGGGCCACCAACCAATCTTTCTATTGATTCGTGTAATAGTGGTTTCTCACTATGTCTACCTCTTGGTGCCACTACTAGTTGTGCCACATCCATATGTATTCTTTTTGGTTTACCTTTGGTTGCAAGTAAACACATTTCAGGATTGCCTCTGGTCCAATATCCTAAACCTGTAAAGAAACCTAGTTTAGTTCTATTAGTTTTTGCCCATGTAAAACCTACTGTCTTGTACTTAAATCCCCATGCCTTAATAACTTCTAATGCTTGGTCTAACATAGGGTCACATACCCACATTAAGAGGACTGAATTATCATCAGCTATAGATTGAACAGGCAGATTACAAATATCAGTGAGAGACATACAATCATAGTGCGCTTCAGGTGATTTTGCTTTTCCTTTATCACTTCTAGTTTTGAAATACCACGGCGGGTCTGCATATATTACTCCGTATTTTTTATTTGGAAAATCAACCAAGTAGACTCTCCTTTTGGTTTAATGTGTTACAAAATTCTTCGTAACTTTTAAATGTTAATTCAAACTGTTTAGTTCTGGCCAATTCATTGCAATGCATAAGAACGGTAGGACTAATTTTGTGGTCGCCTTTAATTATACACACATTACTATAACCATATTTGTTATGGTACTTCCATAATTTATGTGGTAATTTTTCTTCAACACTACCTACTGAATTTTGATTTGTGCAATCTGCAAACACTTTACCATTATCAGTTTCTATTATAAAATCTATGGCATGGGCACCAGGTTTTGCTCTTTGATAAGATATATTGTTTTCTCTACAATAGTTCTCTACTTTATCTTCAAGCAACTGACCTGATATGTTTACTGGATTATCCAAAGAATG